CTCGATCCAGCGCCCCATGGCGTCCTCGGCCTCGAAATATTCTTCGGTGGCGTCCATCACGCTCTGCGGCTGTTTGATGCCGGACTGCTGCCACAGCAGGCAACCCTCCAATGCCCAGGCCAGGATGCCGTCGCGTTCCTGCAGTAATTTTTCGGTCAGCTTGCCGTCGCGCCGCTCAGGCGGAATCGTCACCGTGAACGGAATCAGGTGCAGGCGTCGCTTCATGGCTTCGTCCACGTTGCGGATGGATGGCTTGTGGTTGCCGGCAATGACCAGCTTGAAGTGCGGCGTATAGTCGAAAAAATCCTGGCGCATGAAGCGCGCGGACACCTTGTCGCCACCGGTAATCGTTTTGATCTTGGATTCATTCCAGCGCCGGCCCTGTTCGGTTTCAATCGAAGCAACAAAGCGCGCACCGCGCAAACCAGCCAGATCAGTGGGATGCCGGTCGGAACGGGTTTCCATGAAAGTGTCCATCGGCGCATTGGCCGCGTAGTCGCCCAGAATGGTGGCAATCACGTTCACGAACACCGACTTACCGTTGGCTCCGGTGCCATAAAGAAAGAACAGCGCGTGTTCACTGGTGACGCCGGTCAGGCAATAGCCCACCATGCGCTGCAGATAGACCATGAGCTCCGCGTCGCCTCCGGTGATGTCCGACAGAAATGCAAGCCAGACGGGACAGTTTCCCTTGGGAATAGCGGTGCTCACCTTGGTCATGTTGTCGGCGCGGTCGTGGACGCGCATAACGCCTGTGCGCAGATCGACGACGCCACCGGGCGTGTTCAGTAGCCAGACGTCAGCGTCCCAATGTTCGGCAGTCGAGGCGTGCCTGGGGTCGCTGCGCGCAATGCGCTCTACGGCACTGATGGTGGACGAGCTGGCAAGCCGCGCACGCAGACGCGGCGTGTCGGACTTGATTGATGCTGCCCGACAGATATTGCGCGACAGATGTTGAATATAGAGCAATTGATCGGGATTCCAGCGAATCCCGGTCCACACCAGCCACTTACCCCATTGGGCGCAATAGCGCCAATCCTCTCCGTAGCGCCGGGTAAATGCAGACGCCAGCCCATCCTCGGTCGTCCAGTCGATGCCTTCAACTAGTTCGTCATCGATTGCCATTTCGATTTCAGCTGCGACGGGAACACGATCACCAGTGAGCAGGAATCCCTGCACATCAAAACCTTCTGCAATCGCATCGGCCGCATCCCACCCGTCCGGTTTTTCTGCTGGTGGATATAGGATCGCGCAAGACGCAGCGCCGGCAGCCAGGATGGCTTGAGAGGCCCGGTCGGCATAGTCCCAGCCCGGTTTGTCGCGGTCCGGCCAGATCAGAACCGATTTATCCGCAAGTGGCGACCAGTCGGTTTTATCGACCGGCGCGTTGGCTCCATGCATCGCGGTGCTGGCGCAGATACTCAGGGCCACCAGCGCCAGCGCACATTTCTCGCCCTCGACCAACACGACTTGCTTGGCATTTGCGATGCCAGGTTGGTTATAAAGGGGGCGCGGATCGGGTGGTGCCATCTTGCGCCGCTTGGCATCCCACGGCCGGAACTCCTTGCGACGGCCCGGCGGATCGTAGCGATAGACCACGGCGATCAGCTTACCGTTCGTATCGAGATAGTCCCACTTGGCAGTGGCTTGCCCGAGATCGTCGACCGGTGCCTCACCTTTGGTTTTGCGCGCCGGCGCGGTGCTGGCGCGACCTGCCAGATCACTGGCCTGCTGCAACACACGGGCAAATTCGGCGTGAACGTCGGCAGCCATTTGTCGCGCGATTAGATCGAAGATGTCGCCACCATCGCCGGTTGCCCGGTCCGTCCAAAGACCGGCTTTATCACCATCCACGACGATCTCGAGACTGTCGCCCGGGCTGCCGAGGATATCGCCGATGCGGAACTTTCCACGTCGATTTTTTCCGGCGGGGAAGAGCGTGAAAAGCACGGACTCAAGCCGGGCCAGCACCGTAGCACGGATATCCTCACGTTCCTGATCGTGGTTTATTGTGATCGGCGCTGGAGCGTCGTTGTCACGGTTGAAGTCGATCATTCGGTCTCCCTGCTTGCTTGCTGGGCGCTCGAATTTTCTGCCCAGGCGGTGAGCTCGGACATCCGGAATCGGACTAGTCCACCCAGCAAGTAATGGGGAATGCGTTTTGCCGCGCGCATCGCGCGATCGCTGAACCAGTAATATGGCAGGCGCAGCGAGTAGGATGCCTGTCGTGCGTCGACCATGGCTTCATCGTGTGTTAACGCTTGGCGATGCGCTATTTCTTGATTCATGGTTTGGTCCTCCAGCATCGATCTGCCCACGCGCAGAACTTGCATTCAAAGTGAGTAGAATCGTTGAACGAGCGGGGCAGCAGGTCGCCGGCCTCGCTGGCGGTAATCACGCGCGCGGCGCGATCCGACATGCGTTGCGCCAGCCCTGCGTCAAACGGAATCAACTCGGCGTAGATTTCCATCGTGTCGGCATTGACTGCAGTAAAGAGCGCAGGCTGTTCGTGCAACTCCAAATAGCTCTGGTACATGGCGATCTGCGCAGCGTAGATCGGTTTTGATACCGCAAGCTTGTGTTTTTCAACGTCGCGCCAGGACTTGGCGCCGAGGCATTTGTTTTCCCAAAGGGATGGATAGGGAAATCCCTCCGGGCCGCGTATCAACACACCATCGACATGGCCGCGCAGGCGTCCGCCGGCCACCGAGAAGCCGAACTGATGACCATTGGCATCCTCGGTTTTAAGAGTGAATCCGGCTATGCGCAGCCAGCGAATCGCCATGTCCTCGGTCCGATGCCCACGCTCGAAGATGCGCAATAGTCGGCCAGAGAATCCTTTGCCATGATCGACAGGCGCCTTGGCGTACTCATATTGCAGTTGCCGTTCGCAGGCAGCGCCCAGCCGCGAGGCACCAAGATAATCGCGCGCGACCGTGGCGTCGCGCTCGGTTTCCAGTGCCTGATCGACGAGTCCATGCAGACGATCAGAGAGACTGGCAGAAGCATTAAAGTCCATCATTACTTTGTCTCCCATGGCAGATCTTCCAGATCCGCAAAAGCATCAATTGCGCTAGCCGCGATTGGATCGCTGATCGCTGTCTCACCCAACATATGCACCGGCGGATATTTGCTCTTTTCATGATGAATCGTCATTGCTTCGACGTAGCCGGTGACGATGGCGCCGATCACGGACAGAGCATCGACCTCCGAATAAGCCCCGAGGGGCTTGTCGAATCCGATGGTGCTTGCGGCGGTCCCGAAACATTTGAGACAACTGCGCAGGGCAGCCTGCTCGATGGGCGTGGCATCAACCATGGCGGCCTCCCGTGGCATGCCGTTGTCCTGCGCGTGGCGCCAGGCTCCGTACAGTTTGTGGAAAGCGTCCTGGCACCGCCGTGAGCAGAACACCCAATCGATGGGGTAGCGCCGCGGATCTCCGCAGCGGTATCGGTTGTCGCTGCAACCCAGTCCCCGCGCCTGACGCGAGCAGACCCAGCATTTCATTGGACGGCCTCATCACTGTGCCCACGACGGCTTGCCAGTCGCGGATGGTTGAGCAGCCCGCGCTGGTGCTGACTGTGCTGGCGCGCCCGAATTGCTGCCGACGGTCGCGGTCTTTGGCGTGGCGCGCATAAGCGCCGCATAATCCTTATGGTCAGGCTCAACCGCGAGCTTCACCACATTGCGGTCTTCGCCCTTGGCGTCTTTTTCCACATCCACCCGGGCGATAAACTCAATGCCATCCAGATCCGCGAAGCTGTCGATGCGGCGCGCGGCGGCTGCCTGCGGCGTATTGTCTTGCGGGTGAACGTTTCGGGAACTGTTGAGCGCGGCACGGATGAAGCTGCGACCCATCTGTCCCCAGGTCGGTCCTTTCTTGGAGTGAAGGCCCACGTTCGACCACATCTTGCGTTTGGCAAACGGGCCGCCGGTCACGACAAATTCACAGGCGAGATACACCGCCCCGGTGTCAAATGACTCGGTGGCGTAACCGCCGGTCCAACCCTGACTGTGGTCGTCATGGCCACCCGGTTTGATGGTCATGCGCAGCGGGACGATGGTGCCCTTGGGAATCAGATCGAATGCACCGTGCTGGGCTTCGGCGTCGTTGAAGTCGTTCCAGTTGCTGGAGGTATTGGCGTTCATGTAATTTCCTTTAGATCGATGATTTTTGTTGTGCCGGCGCGTCCTGGCCCAGGCATTTGGCGATGAG